CAGTAAAGAAGTAGGTCTGAAAATCTTCTCCTGCTGCAACATGAATATCCCAAAGGGTGTCTGTGTTGCCATCAGCAGTGATACGATAATCAAAACCTTCATTCCAAAGTGAGAAACCAGTCAAGTTCTCTTCCTTTCCAGGCGAAAAACGGAAAGGTGAATAGTATGGAACCTCGAATTCAATCGAAGGATTAACCAAACCATTATTAAAGACTTGACCCTTCACTCCTGAAAACACACCGTTATTATTAGGTGTATTCCCTTGAGTGATCATCACATTCTGACCTGCTTGCTTCGAGTTACCAGCGGTATCCGGATTCTGAAGTGTTCGAGCGTACTCGAATTCTCCAATAGGATGTCGCTGGATGTAGTAAGTCACCGGAAAGGTAGACTTTTGAGTTCCTTTAGGCAAAAACTTATACCTGATGGAACCACGCCAACCCGAAAATGCATAAGTAACCCAATGCAAAAGAACTGTATTGCAGTAATTGTATGGCACCGCAGTGTTTGTTGTGTCGATAGCTCCCGCCACATTTCCACGAAGGAAAGGGAAAGAAGCAAATCGGCCAACAATCTTGGTAGCCACATTATCACCAAATGCAATTTGGTTCCAGCAATTATACCTCTTCAAAACAGTTCTAAAAGAAGTAATTGCTTCTCCAGTAAAGACGGAATTAATATCACTCAAGTCGGACTTGCCGACTCCAAGATTATCAGCCATCTCATGCTGGGGAGCACTGGGTTCATTGGTATTCTGAGATTCAGGAACCGTAGTAGTTTCCATACCAGATTGTTGCTCAAAAGGCGGACCAGGTGGGTTAAAAGCCTCGAGCACACGCTCTGATGCAGGATTACTCTCCGGTATAACAGGTGGAGGACCATAGATTTCTCGTCTGTAGCCCTGTCGAAGGTAAGCAATATCCTTGTCCTCACCCTCCTCAAACGTCTGTAAACCAGATCCGAAAGTGAACAATTGAAAGTGATCATCCGGAACGAAGACTTCAAAGTCATCGCCCATCGACACAAACACGTTCACCTCGATATCATTATTCACAGTCGAATTGGGAGTGGTAAGTTCATTGACAATGTACACACCGACAACACCATTGCCCTGTTCCTTGGCAGCGTAAGCAGTCGTAGAATACAACTGCGTCACACTTTCAAGACCAGGCAAATGGTGAGTTAGCAAGGACGTATCTTGTCCATTGGCAATCTCCACTGTAAAATCCGTTTCATCAGCA